GGCGCCTCTGACCCGGTGTCCGCGAGCACGCCGAGCGCGAGATCCAGGAGGCCGACGGGCCAGCCGAGGTCGGAGATGGCGTTAACCCGGAACTGGCCCCCCGTGGCACCCAGGAGCGCCGCTAGGAGCAGCTGTGCGGACTCCATCGCCGATTGCACGTAGAAGGCTATCGACGGGCTGTGCAGCCTCACAACGGCGCCGTCCTTGCCCGCCGCCCAGTCGTGCAAGCGGCGGTAGATGATCGAGTTATCCGCGACGTGCGTGAAGCGGCCGGCTGACACGCGCACGGGCCAGTCCGCCCGCGAGCTGACCCACTCCGCTGCCCGCTTGGATGCCGTGTAGATGTCCGGGGAGTACGGACGCAAAGCCTTCCCCGTCGACGCGCACACCACCTGAGGTACCCCGGCCACGGCTGCCGCGGCGAGGACGTTCCGGGTTCCGAGGACGTTCGTGGTGACCGTGCGGTGCACCTCCCGCTCGGCCAGGCCCGGGTCACGCTGAGCAGCCACGTGAAACACGATGTCCGGCTGGATGAGGCGGAGCAGGTCGTCCAGGAGCACGCGGTCCCGGATGTCGGTGTTCTCCCGGTACCAGGCCCACGGGACGCGCGGGTAGCCGCCAGTGGTCCCCCGGGACACGGACACGAGGCGGGCCGGACGGAACGCGGCGAGCTGGGCCATGAGCGCGGAGCCGATGCAGCCTGTGCCGCCGGTGACCAGGACCACGGCGCCGTTCAGCTTTGCGGTCAGGGCGTCCTCGGGCACGGGGAGTTGCCGGTCTCGGATGGCGAGGAAACGTTTGTGCTCCACGGTCGCACCGGGGATTGCTGCGATGAGTGCCCGGGTGAGGTCGCGGAGCTCGGTACAGGCGGCGGAGCCGATGCGGACCTGGCCGGGCGGGGCGGCGGCCCGCATCGTAGCGATGATCCCGGCCGCCGTCTGCTCCACCGTGCCCCCGTTCGTCGCCGGGCGTAGCCGCCCGGATGCCCAACGTAAAGGACGCTAGCGGGAGGCTGCCGGTTTACCGGACGGGTGCTGCGCCTAGCCCATCTCGAACTCGAGCGCCACCTGCTCGGGCTGCGCACCATCCTCCAGGGTGGCCAGGTTCTTGACCGCCTGCCGGAAGTACGAGGGCTTGAGTTCTGCCCCGATCGCCCGGCGGCCTAGTTCGACCGCGCCATACGCCTCGGACCCGACCCCGAGGAACGGGGTAAGAATCGTCTCACCAGGGTTTGTCCGCAGGTCAACGAAACGCCGGATGATGTCAAGCTGGAGCGGGTGAACGTGCTTCTCGTCCTCCTCGTCACGGGACTCCCTGTATGGCAGGATCGCCATCTCGTCATGCTTGCCGAACTGGCCGAGCGTCCCGCGGATGTCATCCCATACGGATGAGGCGTACTGACGCCACACCCACTGTGAGTATCGGTTCTCGATCTGGTTACCCGTCCAGCCCTGGTAGCGCATGACGTCTGCTGGCGGCCTGCACGCCCCGTGGTAGGTGAGAAACCCGTTCGGGTGGGTTACCGGCACCGGATTTTCCCCGGACTTGCGGAAGATCAGCAGGTAGTCCGCCGACGCCAGCCCTGCGAAGGATGAGTCGTCCACGACTGTCTTGTGCGTCAGGTCCTTGACCATCGTCCTGTTGCGGACGGCGAGTGGCTCTTTCCAGATGGAGTGGCGGCCGACGTAGCCGAAACCATGCTCGGCGTGCATCCGAATGATGTCGCCGGGGAAGTCCGTGAGGGTGTCGCATCCGGAGTTGCCTGTTGGCATGTCCATGCAATGCACGGCGGTGATCCGGCCGGGCATCGTGAGCCGCGCGACCTCGGCGACGACGTAGCCGTAATGAGTGAAGAACTCGCCGTAGCTCCGGTTGTTCGACAGGTCACGTTCGCTGGAACTGTAGACGTACAGGCCGGCGAACGGGGGCGAGTACACCGAGCCGTGCACCGAGCCGTCCGGCAGGCCGGCCATAACGTCCATGCAGTCGCCGTTGTAAATCGCGTACCTGCCGGTGATCTCCTGATTTAGGACACCCATGATGGGACCTTCACTTCCTGGCCTGGGGTTTCGCTGCGGTTGACGGTCAGTGCGTCGCGCATGTGCGCGGTCAGTGATTCAAACATCCGGTCGGCCTGGACGGCTTTGCGCTCAAGATTCCTGAAGACGTTCGCGCCACCCTCGGTGGTGATGATGTCCACGAGCACCGGCCGCTCCTGGCCGAACCGCCAGGAGCGGCGGACAGCCTGGTAGTACTGCTCGTAGCTGTGGCTGGGGAAAAACGACATGCGGTGGCAGTGCTGCCAGTTGAGCCCCCACGCGCCGATCTTCGGCTTCGTGACCAGCACCCGGATCTCACCGCGGCCGAACGCCGCCAGCTTCTCCTCTTTCGCGTCCGTGGAGTCTGAGCCACTGACCTCAATAGCGCCGTCGATCAGCTTCGTGAGCATCTTGCCCTCGTCATTGAGCTGGCACCAAGCGACACCCGGACTGGCGTCCGCCAGCAGTTCCGCCGCCTTCTCGCAGCGTTCGGTGATGGTGCGCCGCGCTTCCTCGCGTTCCTCCGGCAGCCCGCGGGCGGGCACGTCGAACAAGGTCCCCTCCTTTACCTCGCTCGCCTCAACCAGGTGACGCCGGGCCTCAAGCGGCGGCAGCGCGAATCCGGTGTCGTCGAAGCCGAGATCTGACGGCTTGCGCATCGCCCTGGCCCAGGATGAAACCCACCGCCAGAACGGATCTTCGGCGTGGCCCTTGAACCGCCATTCCTGGCCCGCACTGGAACGCCACCGGCCGCCTATCGCCTTGGACGTCTTGTCCTTGTTGGTAAAGAACCGGGCCAGCATGTCCATGTGGCCGAGGTAGCCGAGAGCCTCACTGGACGTACCCAGCTCAACGTAGTCGTTCGGCGCGGCGGTCGCGGTGCAGAGCAGCCGGTAGGGCATCGTGCGCATGAACTCGGTGACGATCGCGCGGCGCTTGCCGTCAAACGCCTTGATGGCGCTCGACTCGTCGCAGACGACCCCGCCGAACTGGGCGGAGTCGAAGTGCTCCAGCCGTTCGTAGTTGGTGACCGTCACCGCGGCCGGGATCGATCCGTCACGGGAGATGGCCGCCTCCACGCCGAACTTGCGGCCTTCGGCCTCGGTCTGGAACGACACGGCCAGCGGCGTGACGATCAATACCGGCCGTCCGGTGTGCCGCCGTACGTTCTCGGCCCATGTGAGCTGCATCGGGGTCTTCCCGAGCCCGCAGTCGGCGAACACCGCGCACCGCCCCATCCGGACGGACCAGTCTACGAGTTCACGCTGGAAGGGAAACAGGCTGTCCGGCATCCATAGCGGCTCAAACCCGGCCGCGCTGCCCATCTGGGCCTTGCGGGCGAGGAAATCATCGTAGGTGCCCATCAGTTCCCTTCCCCGTCGTCGCTGCCCTGGTCATCCGGTTCGCATGTCGGGTGGTAGCGGGCCCCGGCGGCGTAGTCGCGGGGGTCCATCGGCCACCCGCATCCGGCGGCGCACGGCGGCCCGTCACGGATGTCGGGGGTCATGCGGTCACCGCCGGCAGGCATCCGGGGTGAGCGCCGCCCGCCGTTTCCAGTAGCGCCAGTTTCCGGGACACGGCGGCCATCAGGTCACCGTGACCGAACCGGCCGCACAAGGCCAGCAGGGTCACCGTCACGTCGGCGGCCTCGGCGAGCACTGTCCCGGCACGCTCAGGGTGCGCCGCGTCCCGGCCTTCGGCGAGGATCGCGTCTGCTACCTCGCCGAGCTCGGCCATGGACTTCAGGGCGATGTCCTCGGGGGTGCACTCCGGGAACCGGGCGGCATGCCATGCGGCAGCGCGGTCCTGGAGTGCTAGCGGGTCGAGGCGGGTCACTGCTTCACCTCGGGCGAGGGCAGCCGACGACCGGGAATCACGCGCTTAGCCGCCTCAGGCGCGGGTTGGATCTCGTCCGGGTGCGCATCGGCCAGGTCCAGGAGACCGGTAAGCACCGCCTCCAGGGTGAAGCGGACTCCGCGCAGCCCGGACTGCCTGAGCGTGAGCTGGAGGAGTCGTTCGTGC